AATGAGCACAGACGGTACAATGACCAAGATCCATACTTGCTTAGCTACTGCAGATTTCATTTTGCCAGATACGGCCGATGCGCAACAACGCAAAGACCTTCTTGCTTTCATGAAAAATGCCTTCGCTAACAGTATCATCCAAGATGCTGTCCACAATGGTAGCCCTGCTTACTAAAAGCTAGGTTTTCCAGGAACAGAGGATCATCAAATGACTGTCAATATCTCAACCAAGTTGGATATGTTTGATCTTCAAAAGATCATAACAAAAAGTGCTCTCCGTATGTTTGAGTCGTTAAATACTCCAATCTCTTTAAGTTGCTACATCTTGTTGAAAAACAAAGAATATAAACAACTCGTTGAGAAGGACATTAGCCCTCTTTCATATAACACTGCCTGGGACTTTCAAAAGGATAACCAGTCAATCTCATTCCTGAAGAAAAATTCAATTTTTCCTACAGGAGTTGATCTTGATGATGTTGCCTTCAAGAAGTTTATGGAGGCCGATGAAAGTTGTCGTCAAATTAATACAAACCTTGACAAGATTCTTCGTACCGAAGTGTACGCACGTCATATTCTTCATATGGCGGCGCGAAAAATCGATGAATACCTTGCTTGCGTTCGTGTCAGTATGAACGACCTTCGATTCGGTCCAGGAGCGTCTAGCTCCTGCAGTAGTGATTCTATCTCCATACCGGGGAAATTACTGAGTACGTTAGACTGTTCGTTTAGTGCCCGATGGCTTATACCGAAGATTCTTTCAATCCCAGGCTTTTTTCAAGCTTCAAGATCAAAAGAATTAGACGGTATAAGTTATTCGAGCCTAACACCTCCTCAAGTTCAGATTGTTAACTCTAATCGTCTTGTTTTTGTTCCTAAGAACTCCAAGACGAACAGAGCAATCTGCATAGAACCTCATGTTAATATCATGGGTCAGCTTATGGTAGGTGCAGCCTTACGGCGCGCACTTTTCCTTGCTGGTAATGATCTTAATGATAAAGCAGAGAAGATTAATATCTCCCTTGCTCGACGAGGATCTATCGATGGAAGCTACGCAACCATCGATCTTGAGTCCGCTTCTGATACTATCAGCTATGCACTCGTAAGAAAGATCTTACCAGAAAAATGGTTCGAACTATTAGCTACCCTTCGCTCAGAG